ATCAGGCCGCTACTCGCCGAACTGATGGAGTGCGTTGAATTCATTCCTAATCCGCAAAAGCCGCAGGTCAAGGTGGGATACCCGCTGTTTGAGAGCCAGGTCGAAGAAGTCAAGACGTTGCTCATGCTCAAATGGGAGGTACTGAAACTTCATCTGGATTTTTCGCTCGCCGCCGGTCTCTCGGAATCTCTCGGCAACACGCTGGAGGCGGGAAAGCACAAGCCGGGTACGCGAACGTCCCCAAAATAATAGGGGTAATTGTCGGCAGACGATTGGCGACATTGAATGAATTGCAAACGATTTACGGCGAGGAGGACGCGCATAATCTTCTGGAAATCATCGCCGTAGATTCAGAAAACGAGAGGGAGTAGACCATGCCCACAATCATAGATTCGCTCGTGGTCACGCTCGGACTCGACTCAAAAGACGTTGACGCAAAGGCTCCCGGTGTTCGCCAGAAACTTAAAGACTTAGAAAAAAGCGGAGACTCAGCAAGCAAAGGAATAGGTGGAATCTCCAAAGCGGCTAAAGGCACAGGAGAGGAACTTACTTCACTTGCCGGGAAGATGGCCTCGTTCCTTGCGCTGATTGGCGGAACTGTTGCATTGCGCCAGTTCGCGATGCAGGCGATTGCGACAAATACGCAGCTTGGTTTTCTCTCGAAAAATCTAAACATCCCCGTGCAGGCATTGTCAGCGTGGGGAATCGCCTCTACGATGGTGGGCGGCTCTGCACAAGAGATGCAGGGATACATTGCTCATCTGGCAACCGAAAGCCTGAATCTTTCAAATGGCCTTGGTTCTTCGCTCATTCCAATCTTGGGGAAGATGGGCGTTGCCATGATCGACAGCAAGGGTAAAGCTCGGTCTGCCCTTGATGAACTTCAAGACATGGCGAAGTGGGCACAGGGAAAGAACCGCGAGCAGGTGTTTGCATGGTTCCAACAGGCCGGTATGCCTGCTGGAGTTGCCAATCTTCTATTCGAGAACCCCCGTCAGTTTGCGGCGATGTTAGAACAGGCGCGTAAACTTTCTCCGACAAATCAGAATGTTTCCAGTGCCGCGCAGATGACTATGCAGCTTGCGCTTCTCCATGCGCAGTTCAATAAGCTGGGGTACGAACTCCTCGAAACCGTAACGCCTATTTTGGAGAAGTTCTTTGCGCTGCTGGAGGGTGGGCTGAACTGGTGCCTTGCCCATCAGGCCGCTGTGGCGGCGTTTATGGCGGCGCTTGTAGCCGGAATTGGGACGGTTAGTGTGGCGATGGGGGTGTTATTCCTTTCCACGATTGGAATATCAGGCCCGATCCTGCTCGTTGTAGCGGCCATAGCAGCCCTCGCGGCGGCTTTTACGGGCCTTACCTTGGATTACTCGTCCTGGAGCCATGGCGGGTCCAGTCTGTTCGATTGGAGCCAGTTTGAAAGCAACATCCGCAAGGCTGGAGACGCTTTCAAGTGGCTTGGAGATCAGATTGAGGCGGCGACAGACCGTTTTGAGAACTGGCTACGCTCTCAGGGAGTCAATGTTCCTGAAGGTGCGGTAAAGAAAGGCTTGACCTGGTGGTGGAATCACGTTACTCCGCAGGGAATTTTAGGAATGAAGGTCAACGGAGTTACTGACGAGATTCGCGCACGTGGGCAAAAGATAGCCAATGCTGAAGGGTTCTACGCAAAAGGAGAAAATCCGAACATTCCCCAGCAGGCCCACAATCCCGGAGACATTGAGTACGGAAAGTTCGCTGTTGATCATGGAGCGACAGGATACAAAACTGCACAGGGCGGAAAGCAGATTGCCGTATTCCCCGACGAAGGAACCGGATGGAGTGCGATGTATGCGCTCCTACAGAGCAAGTCCTACGCGGGATTGAACGATGCGCAAACGTTAAGCAAATGGCAGACGGGAAAAGTATCAGGAGCCGCGAATCCTAGTCCAGTTATCGGGATTCCTTCAGCATCTTCAACGCTTCGCGGTCCTTTCCCGGCAGCAGGTTCACAGGTTTCTTCGGTTGATAGGAGTGTAACAAACCATTTTGGACATATCGACATCCATACCTTGGCGACAGACGCTCAGAGTATCTGGAAGGATATGAGCCGGAACATGGATTGGCTGACAGTGAGTCCAGCCAATTCGGGGTCACTGTGATGCCTACTATACCCTATCCCGATGTCCCAAATTATCCCGGTGTGCCGTCCATTCCGCGTACATCAGCCGGAAGCCCATCGATCAACATAAGCATGGCTTCAAACCAGCCTTTACTCATTTCATCGCAGGAACCGGTATGGGGGATATTCTCGGCTACAGACAATTCCCCATTGTTCACGCCGAGCGAAGATGGAACGCTTTCAACTTATTCCTTTGATTACTCTCGGCAGAGTTCCGTTTCTACATTCCCGGTCGAGACTGGTTCATTCGTGAGCTATGATAAGATTTGGACCCCGGCGAACCCTGTTGTGACTCTCGCATTTAGCGGAAGCATATCGGATAAATCGAGCCTGTTAGATGCGCTAGAAACTGCTTGTCTTGGAACGTCTTTATGGAATGTGTTTACTCCTGACACAGAATACGATGGATACACTATCGCACGGTACTCATACCGGAGAATGTCGAACAAGGGAGCGACAATGCTCCTGATCGACGTGATGCTGGAAGAGGTAAAGCAGGTCACTCTATCGTATGCAAACACGCCTGGAAGTGTAGCTCCGTTCCCATCGTCCGCGACTCCCGGAAAGAAGAATGTGACACCAACGCCGCAATCACCATCCGCTGTGCCCGCAACAAGCAGTGGGCAGATGCAACCCTCCACTCCATCGTCAGGAACGCTTCAGAAGGCGTCCACGTGGATTCAACGAACCTTGGGCATAAAGCCCCAGAGTGATTGATGCAGCAGATAAATCTCCAATCCGTGCCGTCTCAGCAACTCCAAGCAGTATTGGACGGGCAGAACTGCGTCATCTCGATTTACGTCAAGAATCAGTGTATGTTTTTTGATCTTTCAGTTGGCGGGACGCAGATAGCTTATGCCGTGCAGTGCAAGAATCTGGTATCGCTTGTTCCTACCGCGTACCTTGGGTTCGCCGGATGGTTGCTATTCTTCGATACGCAAGGAACAAGCGACCCTATCTACACTGGGCTGGGGACACGCTGGGTACTGCTTTATCTCGATTCCGCAGACGAGGTGACTTATGGGATCACCTAGTTCCTCTTTTGCGAACCAGAAGCAGTTGCAGGTCACTATCACGCTTGGCGGCGCAAATACGTTCTCTTCAGGGAAAAACTCTCTGACCATTCTTGGACTCAGGGCAAGCGTGAACATCGACATGGGCGGCGGCTACATGGGCGGAACACTCCGCGCTCGGATATTTGGACTGAGCCAGAGCGATATGAACGCTATGACCTATCTTGCGTGGATGCCGCAACCCCAATTAGGTCCGCCGAATAAAATCACCGTGAACGCTATCGACGGGGAGCAATCCACGCTGGTATTTACGGGATTGATCGTGCAGGCATTTGGGAATTATCAGGCGATGCCAGAAGTGTTTATCGACATTCAGGCAACCGCGACTCAGGCCGCGCAACTTCTCCCGGTTTCACCGCTCAGTATTGCAAGCAACACCACAGTCGCTACGGTGATGGGACAGTTGGCGAAACAAATGGGGTTTGCGTTTGAGAATAATGGTGTGAACGTGACTATCCCCAAGGGAACATATCAGGGGAACACTGCTTTCTTTCAGGCTCAGAGTTTGATGAAGGCGTACAATTTCGAGATATACATCGACAAGGGAGTTCTGGCAATCTGCCCTCGCGGAGCAGCGCGGATCACTCCTCTCGTTCCTTTAATATCGCCTGAAACTGGATTGATTGGGTATCCGTATTTCAACATGATGGGCCTCGTTTTCGATACCATTTTCAACCCCAATATCTTGTTTGGAGGAACGGTACAAATCCAATCTACAGTGACCCCGGCAAATGGAGCATGGCAGGTAATCAACATTTCGCACACACTTGAATGCGTCATACCGGGAGGCCGGTGGCAGTCCACAGTGAACTGCAATAAAACAGGCGTTGCGGGGGCTGCGGCATGAGTTCATTCAATCCTCTTGGAATGTTACGCCCCGCAACCCTTTGGGGGGTCTATAACAATATCCGTTTTGTCATAGAGCAAGCTCTTGCAAACGTGCAGACTGCGACAATCGTCAAAGTCGTTGCTTGCTCAAACAGTGGCGGAATATCTCCAGTAGGAACAGTCGATGTACAGATTTTAGCGAATCAGGTAAGCATCGGCGCGGGCGGGCAGATGGTAGGCACTCCGCACCTGACGATGTACGGACTTCCATACCTGCGAGTTCAAGGTGGAGCGAACGCAATCATTATCGATCCACAACCAGGAGACATTGGGATTGCAGTTTTCGCCAGCCGGGACATCACGAACGTCAAAAGCACGAAAGCCCAAGCGAACCCCGGTAGTTTCAGGACACATGACTTCGCGGACGGGATGTATCTGGGCGGTCTGCTCAACGGGGTACCCACGCAGTACGTCCAGTTTGGCTCAGGAGGCGTCACAATCGTCTCCCCT